CTTTGACCATCCAGACTCAATTACAAAAGTAGCGAACAGGGGATTTTCGTCACCCTGAACAATTTCAGAAACCTGATCTTCAGTAAGTGGAACCAGCGTTGTAGCGCCAGCCGCCATTTCTGAAACGACGGTGCAGTCAAATAGGTCTTGAATTTGCTCGTCCATCGCTACCTCTTTCGCAATCTGCTTCCAGCACGCTTGATCGTCTTCTTACCAGCATCGAACGAAACAAAACTGCGCCTGTTAAGCCCTGGACTCTGATTGCCAACCAGGTCGATATGGGTGTCTGTAATTACATTTGCTCCCGGCTGTGTGCGCCCATCAGCAGGATCGTTTTTTCGCAGAACACGAACACGATCCTTTCCAAACGGCCCAGGAATAAATCCTCGAAAGCCTGGACGCCCTACGTTCTTGTTACTTTCACCTGACAGAATTTTCGCCATTTTACCTCACCTTCAACTTGTTCGATTTGTTGCCCGGTGGTGTACTACCCTTCTTAGGCCCAAATTTGGTTTCCTTGCTTTTTCGGGAGCTACCCACCTTTCGAGCAGCAAGAACAGAAACACCTTTTGAACTTGCCATATTACCTCCTGACTAGGGATTTGACGTAATTAATGTGAATTTCCTTCACACCCCTTGGAAGCCTACGCTTTTTCACTATCCTCTGCTTTTGCTTCACTACTTAACCTCAAATTCAACTTCGTCTTCACCGCCGTCAGAACCCCGGACTCGACCAATGCACTTACCTTTGTAATCCATAGGGAAGAGAAAAAAGTTGTTGCCATCGTTTTCTACCGTCTTGTCTTCCTCGAAATACAAATCAGTCTCAGGGTTCCTAGACGAAAGAGTTGCATGGTTCCCCAAAATCACAAAGTCCTCTTCACCTTCAATGTGCCAATTGACAATTACTGCCTTTTTACATTCTCCAACTTCCATCATTTTTATTTTCTCCTTTTTCGCCTTCTACCAACACTGGCTGCAATCTGTTTAGGGTTTCTAGCACCCCTTGCGATTGCTCCGTATCTCTTACGAGAATAGCGTTTTTTCAATCTAAGTTTTCCAGGTCTGCCTCGTTTCACTCGTTGTTCCCATTTTGTCCTGAAGTAACAGGAGTTGGGGGAACATTTGAAATTTCTGGAACAAAGTTGGATTCGGCGTCGGCGGCCTCCTGTGTCGGGTTTTTCATGTTTGGAATAAACTGTCGTAGAAGCTCGCGGTAAGTAGAGTCTGAAATAATCTTTCGACCCGCAGCAACTTCCAGCCCCATGATGAGCATTTGCAATGCCTGGTTGTAGGCAGCTTGATCCTCAACACGAATGATTTCCCAAGATAGAGTCGCCCTAGTAGGTTTCTCACTATTGATCTTCATTACCATCTTCAGAAGGTCTTGAATGTAAACTTCAAAATTCTTTCTCTTGCGACCGATCTTAAAGGCCCAGGGAAGCGTCTGCGCGTTGTTGGCCTGGTTTGCAGAACCCGCCTCAATTGTCATAAACGCCCATCGCGGAGTTTCACTGGCTACACAAATACAATCCATCAAAAAATCAGCAAGTGTCTTAGAATCCCCGAGCACTGACTCGGCTTCAAGGAAAGACGCATCCTCTTCAGCCTGAAGGAACAGGATTTCCTTTCCCTTCCAGTTTATTACAGCGCCAGGCTTAATTTTGCCGTCCTCGTCCAAGGCTTCAGGAAAATTGTTCTTGATAAACGGCTGCACATCTTGAATTTTCAACTTAGTCTTTGGAATCGAATGGTACTTGTGAGCTTGCAACCCCTGCTTCAGAACATCGTTGAAGGCATGAATCAAAGGAATTACAACTTCAAGTTCGCTCTGGCCTCCCTTCAGTGCAGAGTCATACTCGTTGAAAACTTCTACAATAGGGACAAAACCCCAAATGTTCGTCATGTTCCACTCAGTTAGCTCTTTTCGATCCGTGGTGTCAAAATACTGGAAGCTTTCTGGCGTAATGATTTCTAAAATTTCATGTTCCTTCATTCTTGGAAGAGTGCCTGAAATATAGTCGCCTTCTTCCTCAATCATTTCGATCTTGTGTTTTATGATCGCACGGTCGATGATATTTTCATTCATCACGTTGCGCTCAATGACAATTCTCTCTGGTTCTATAATCACCAATCGGCAGGCGTCAGACTCGTCTACAGTCATAAGTGGATCGTCAAGAATTGAGTCTTGCTGCACACGCACGATTGTCTTAGAATCCCTCAGCGCATTGCGAAGCATCTGTTGAATTTCAGAACCCCAATAAACGTGAAGGCAATTATTCAGGAAGTCGTCAAGGTTTTCATTGGCTGTAGATGCCCTTGGCAACCCTATAAAGTCAACCTGAAGATCAATGATCGGCCTTGTAAAAAATGCGCCTAGAGAAAGATCGCTGTTCAGGTTGCCGTAAAGCTGTCGAGCACTGTCATAGCTAACAGTTGTATTTTCATAGGTTGGGCCATCATTGAATGATATTTGACCAGATACTTTGAAATTAGAACGAAGCCCTGACCAGGACATAGGCCCCCATACTCTGAATATCTGCTCAGTTATTCTCTGCCAAACACCCATTTATTCCTCCTGGCCCTTTGCTTCATCTTTTAAGAAGTTTTCCAAGCCTTCGATCATCTGAGCCGCCTCTTCTTGTTTTTCAGGTGGCAATGAACGAAGCTGCTCCAACATGTCCGCATCCGCACCAATAGTGGTTTTACTCTCATTTACATTATGCACACTCGCCTCAGACCTGCTGACCTTAGAAACCCCGGTGCGATCTAGAATTTCAGAAGCAGCCTTCAGAATCATGCCGTCATCCTGTGACGAACGTAGAACGTCTGCAATGGCCTGTACCGCCTCGATTGAGTAACCCTGCAACAACTCTAGGGCTGCGCCGGGAAGGTTCTCCTGAAGGCTCTGAAGCCTCTCTGCAACGTCTGTCTCCTCTAGAATCCCTTTTACTTGGTTGCGCGAGACTCCAACAACGCTTCCGATTTGATTGTTGGAATACCTGGACAATTTCAAAACAATGACCATATCCTTGACGTGTTCCTTCTCACCAGGGAGAATGGTAGATTTCACATTCATCTTCGTCTTGTAGCGACGACGAATGCGCTTCACGCTGTCCTTGTTTGCGCTTGCTCGATCTTCAGGAATTTTACGCGGCAAGAACGCTCGCCTTTCCAAACGCGTCAGAAATGTCTGCTGGAATTTCAAGAGTGGGACTTCGCAAGCAGGCAATCCGCTCAAACATATCCGCGTGATGCCAGTGGTCAGGGTTCTTGTTCTTTTGCCAGAACGCCCTGATCCTTCCTTGCGTGTCTTCTCTTTCAACTCTGACCATTTGCATCATGTGATGATAAAAACCATTGTAATCCTTATTGACTAGAAACTCACCTTGTTCCCTCGCATCCTGTGGGAGAATTACTCTACCGTCCATGTAATCCTTGATTGTAGTATCAAAGGCCATAGTACGGTCAATTACACATTTTCCTGCTTCGCCATACTTCTGAGGGAACCAAACCGCAATTTCCTGAGTCGCAGGACGGTCTAGCTCAAAGCCGAGCCATACTCGACCTTGGTACTTGATCGACAAGTCTCGCGCTGCTCTCTTTTCAGGGTGCGCGTCAATTACAGCTACAAAACTATTTAGTGAAGCAAAGAACCTGTCTAGCTCGTCCCATTCTTTGAAAATCTTCATAGCCCAAGTACGGCGCATTCCCGAGCGCGTGAGAGTAGACGCCTTCACATGAATAGACATTCCCACGTCTACACCAATGTAAACCGCGCTCTCAGGAATACCGCCAAGCGTATGTCCTGGCATTACACACTTGTCAAGGATCTGTGCTGTGAACTTATCCCCGGCAGCGACATATGGGCGACCTAGAGACTGGTTGTAAAAGCTCTTCAGTTTCTTAGCGTCACGCTGGCCAAGATACCAACCCTTGATGATTTCATATGTAGTCTGTGAAGGAGAGTTGAACTGTGTAATTTTGTAGCCACGACTTCGGCCAGTTAGATTCTGTGGAACCCATCGACCAAAGGCATTGGCAACCATGCGCTCCCAATCCTGAAATTGCCGATGGCAAAACTCGCACTCGATTACACATTCATCGGCCGTATCTCCGAGCTTCATATGGTCTTCAAAGTCAAGAACTTGAAAACGATTACAGCCAGGGCACGGTATCTCCCACAAGTGCTGATCGGACGCCCACCATCCGTCTTCAGCATCTATACCGTGCCCTGGAACCGTCGGAGTAGAAAGCATAGTCAGCTTTTTCACAAGCGAACCATCCATACGGTGCCGAGCGTCCTCTAGGTTGTCTTCCACCATACGGTCGCGTTCGTCCCACACTTCTACGTCTACTGGAATTTCCTGAAGCTCGCGCTCGATATTCGTACCACGTATATAGAGATTAATACTCTCTGCTGATTGCTTGTGCAGCCGGTTGTCTACAGTCTTAAACGCAGACCTAAGAACCTCATGCGAATCAATTATAGGATCAATGCGAGACTGGACAAATGGAATTGCGCCGGTCTTCAGTGGGAGCAGATAAAGATGGTGCCATTTTCGCTGTGTAATCCAGTGAAGCGTCCTCGTTAAAAAGGTCACTGTAAATGCCATTTGTGCAGCCTTAGGAATTACAATTTCATCACTGGTATCGCGGATCACCTGTTGGACGTATTCACGCCCTTCCAAGGTGAATGGCCTACCATCTACTTTCAAACCCATATTGAGTGCCCACTCATCCGGTCTAGCTAGCGTTCGGACGGATGAAAAATCTCCCGTCACCCGTGGAGCAGCCTTACGGGTTTTCCGTTTGTTTACAGCCTTAGAAGCCATACGGCTCCCGAGCGGTTAGATACGTCCCCTGCAAGGTGATTTCAGCATAGCGAAATACACCCAAGGCACAAAAAAGAGGGCCGGGGGGCAGTACCCCGACCCTCTTAGCCCGAACCTACCTACCAGGAGGGAGGCAGCGCCATGAAAGGACGCAAACCCGTTGTAGCATCACGCTTCAAGGCTTGTCAAACGGCGGCTCCTACGATCCTCAGTTTCATTGTCCTGAGTCGTATTGTAATAGTCCCGTGCCCTGACTGGCTTTCTCTCTTTTTCACCCCTGAGTGTTGCCCCTCTACGAATGGAACTTCGGTGCCTGGCTTCTTCATTTTCACGACACTCTCTCAACAAGTGCATTGCCCTAATTACAGTCTTCCTTTGAATCTTCTTTAAGCCCTCAGATTTGCGCCTTGAAAAAAACGAATGTGATACCCCCAAGCGACGACAAGCTTCCATCTTGCCAAGCCGGTTCTGTAGCTCATCAAAGACAAATTTCACTTTATCGTACACAATCATCGGATTTTTGGCGTCTGCCCGTTTTCTAACGCTTTGACAACTCTTGCAGCGGGCAAACGGTCTTCCTAACCTTGGCCCACTCATATATTTGTAAAAATGGTCTAAAGAAACGTAATCTCCGTCGTGGAGTGGCCCCATGCACCTTTTTCGGTTATTAATTATGAAATTTTGCCCACCCATTACTCTTCTATATACTTAGGGGGTAGACCCAATTCCTTCCTGCGCTGAGGGTCTTTAGTGTAATATTCAGAACTGACCTTTCCAAACCTGATCTTAAATGTGTGCCGTCGATCCTGTGTCGGCGTAGTAATTACGTCCATTCTCTTTTTCATCTTGACTCCTTGCTTATTTTCTGACTTAGTGCGTCAAACCTTACAAGAGCCAAAGCCTTGTCATTAAAAGCGTAATCACCATCTAGGGCGACCGCAGCCCTCATTGTATTCCATGTGAGCTTCCCATAATTGGGATTTGGGTCTAGATCAACTGAAATTTTCCATTCTACGAGCTTTTTTGCCAATGTCTTACCGAAGTAGGTCGTAGGATTATTGAAAGGCCCAAAACCCATTCTGTCTAGGGCAATTTTCAATGCTTTTACCGTCATACCCCGATTTGGCTTGAATTTCGACCCATCCGGGTAATATGGGCCGGTAAATGGGAATTGCTCAACTGAAAGCATTGGTTTAATAGGCAACACACATGGCTCCCACGCCCCTGTCGGCCCCCAAGCTCCGTAATTCGGATAAATGTAGGTCAAATCATCTACCGTGTATAGCTGATACGGAGTTTTCAATGGGAATTCGCTCGGCTGAGGCTGTACCCCATTAACGTCGTAAGTGCCGAACGTATACATCACACATGAAAATCCCTTAGTGTGGGCATGGGCTTTGCACGCTTCCCATTGCCCCGCTATTGGAACCTCCAACGGAAATATCTGAAGCATCATCGGCAAGTGAATTAGTGGCTGCCAATCCACGTTATCGAAGAGCCAACACTCCATTGAAATAGCCGCTGCTCGTCCATTGAGCACATTTGCTACTTCCTGAGCGGTGAAAACACCCAAATCTATCTGCTTTTCGATATTTACAAGGGGGTCGGTGTTCCAAGCGTCCGCAATACTGCAAAGGCGTATAAGGTCTTGCAAATTCCAAATATAGCACCATGGAACAACAATCATCCCTTGCTGTGCTGCCCTTTGACGTACCAAATTCCATCTTTCGGGTGGAATTTCCTTCTGTACGTTGCAAGCGTAGATTCCGAAGCCCGCAGCCTTCATTTTGTCCAGGTCTTCTACCCCACCCGCCGGATCGCGGGCAAAGAGAAGATTATTCTTTGTAAATATAGTGTCCATTACGCTCCTGTTATCAATGCGTGGATAGCCCTGTTTCCGTTAACCCCAAACACAGTAGCGGGAAGTGGAGGAGTATTTGCAGTTTCCTTTGAGACTCCCGCGATATTTCCAGAGGCAAGCCCGGCAAATTCAAAAGTCCCGCTGCTATTAGTTAGAGCAAACCAATAAATACCCGGTTCCAGGGTAAGCGTTGTAGGCGTACCTTGAAAAATGCTAGCTCCTGCTGATCCCGGCGCAGGACTAGAAATATTGCCTCTATGCCATAGAAGTTGAAAATCCTTGTTATAAATTCCAAAGTCAATCGTCCCTGCCGAAACTGCAACTATAAACCCCACTGAAGCAACTGTAACTCGCTTATGCACTGTAATTTGAGTCATTACTACCAAGTTTGCCACCAGCCCAACAGCGTTAACTGGATTAATCGGTGTGAAAAACATTTGACCAGGAAATGCAGACTCCAAGGCAGCCACATCAATTTTAATATCGTTAATGTCAGTCTGAATGCTTGCCGGAATTCCAATTTGCGCTGCGGTAAGCTTTGTGGTATCGAGATTTCCCGCCACCAACGCTGTAGCACCAGCAGGTATCAGAACATTTGCAAGCAGCAGAGAGTTACTAGGAATAGCAGCCGCGCCAGACAGGTTGGAAAGTGTAGCCCCTGAAGTTGCTACCCCGGACACTACTCGGAATTTTGTACTTGTCTCTGTATCCCCTCCCCCTGAAATACTTGCATCTTGCACTACTGCAACCACGCGATCAATGCGCGGGTTTGTAGGGTCAGCAGGACGGAAGCTCTCAATCCAGTCAAAACTACGCGAATTCTCAAAGCTGTCTACAAATACATTTGTACTCGATCCAGACGAGACTAGAACCTCAGTCTTGGCAAACTTGGTTGTAGCCTCAGTTGTAAATTGCACAATGGCTTTTACCCATACTCCGTTACCAGCTACAACCACTTCACGCGTAGTAACCAAAGCAAAACCACTTGTGTACTCAGAAACCTTCAATTTCACTAAAACACCAACTGGTGCATTAACCCAACACGATACTTCGTGAAGCTGGCTAGAATTTACACGCATATTGTTCGATGTCTGTCCCATTCCTTGCGTGTAAACAGACGATCCAGAAGTTGCAATCTTGCAAGAAGCTACTCCGGCCTGAAATGTTCCTGTGTCCCTTGTTAGCGTAGCTCCACCAACTGCACTCCAACCCACTGTGTTTGTGACAAATCCTGGGTTGAAAAACTCATTTGCCCCTGATTTGTTCTCTACAGAGCTTTGAAATACCCTTTTTCCACCATATATGCTGTCATATGAGATAATTGCCCCACCAGGGGCAATTTTCACTCCTATTCCGTCTGTATCGACAGAAACAGCAAGATCACCCGTTTTCAAAGATCCTTCAGCCGAATAAAGCTGATTGAGAAGGTTGTAAACTAAGTCTTGGTGGACGACGTTCTTCTCATCCTCTAAAGGCCAACCCGCTACCCGTACCATTTAGCCTCCTGACGTAGGAATCACACGGATTCCCTGCATTTGCCTCATTTGAAAACCAATATGAAGACACCAGGATAGCACAGGCGAGCTATGGCCTTCGCTGTCCTGCTTGAAAAGTAAGATTCAGGAGATTCTTCACTATGATCTGCGAAGTGCGCGATCCAATACCATAAACCGTGAGTACAATATATTTCAATTTTTGTTGGTTTCGTCAATGTATTCACAGTCAGGCCCATTTACAACTTTAGCCATTTCGATACAGTGTGAAATATCGACATAGCCCTCAGAAGAGTCTGCTACTTTTTCACCATTTTCAGATTGCCGAGTCCAGCGATACTCGTTTGCTGCATCTTTGTAAACTTTAACCTTATCCATTGTTCCTCTCTTTCTGATCGGGTCGTCATCGCCACGAAACACCCTGGCAACCTCTGCGCGAGCTTTATCCCATTGTTCACTCTCGGCCTCTTCTGTCCCAAGCTTTAGCCGCTCAACCTCTGCGCGAAGGCGGTCGATTTCGGCGAGGAGGTCGCGTGAGGCACTAACCCACTCCGTAGGAATCCTTCCAGTAAGGGCAGTCCGTATATTCGCCTCCCGCTCCGGCGTCAGCATTTCATCCCGATTTCAGGGTTGGGGTACTCGTCCTCGTTCCATTCCCCCGGTGCGGGTGGGCCTATGTCGAGCGGATCGCCCTGCGAGTCCACCGGCCCATCGGGGTAGCCGTCACCGGGCCTAGGGTCAAACAGGTCGCTCTCGCCGTGCTTGTGGGGGCTTCCCCCGCTGCGATGAAGAGCACGAACGCGCCCCAATAGGGCGCCGCTAGTGTCGAGAACTTGGTCACAAACAAGGGCGACAGCCAGCGAGTGGTTCTCGTAGAGGGCGGCTAGGCCACGCTCACGTCCAAGCTGCGCCTCAGCCGTCAAACAGATCCAGCCCCGACCGCGTAGGTACTCAACTGCTTCGCGTTCGTCCACGGTGCGCGTCCTTTCTCGCCCTGTCGCGCAGCGCCTCCCGCACCCGCTCCAACACCTGCTTGCCTGTCTTTATTTCATCCATATTGCCTCCTGGTTGAAATTATGGGCGGTAGACA